ACTCGACCTTCCCCTCGTTCAGCTTGAACAGGTGGGCTATGAAATGAAGGACTCGCATAGGGCTCCTGGACAGGCTCAACGGAGCCCGATGTTGTCGATTCGGCCGAGGCGCTTCCCGTCCTGCCAGACCTCGATGGTCCCGGCCGGAAGGGTGGGGTTTACGACCTGGGCAATTTCCAGGAACCCAGGCAGGTTTAGGAGCACGGTCGCCCCTCTCGCGCAGCTCGGATGAGGCAAGTGCTCGGGTGTCTGCTCCCGAGGTTCCGCGGACGCTTGAGGCTCGACGAGCTCCGCCCCGCACCACGGGCAGAAGTTGAGCCGCAGGGGGAGCGGCCGCGGCCTTCGATCGACGGCCTGGTGGAGGTAGATCCCCTGGGCGATCCGCTCGCGGCCCGTCCTGCCATCGACGGCCGAGACGATCTGGAGGGTCCCATCGGAGAACTTCCCGAGGATCCGGTTGAGCATCGGGAGACAGAACTCCATCCGGGCGGGGTTGCACTTCCTGGTCTCGCTCAAGCATCCACCTCCTCGGCCTGGCGCTGAGCCTCTTCCGCCAGCTCGCGGAGGGACGCCTTGATCTCCCGGTCCAGGAGGTCCTGGCGCTCGGCCAGTGTCAGCCCGTCGACCAGGCGGGGCGCCAGCCGGCCGCCGAGGCCCAGGAGGTTCTGCTTCATGCGGGAGAGCAGCGAGGTCCAGGCTGCGACCGCCTCGGCCCGATCCAGGAGCTTCCCGGCCGCCAGGTCGCGGTCCATTTCTGCCATATCAGCTTCCGCGTCGTCTTTACGGGCCCGGCTCGTGACCTTCTGAGCCCCGACAGGCTGCGACAAATCCAGGTCCAGCCCCTTCCAGAACTCGGGCCAGACGTAGTAGCAGCCTTGCCCGGAGCCGTGTCGCAGGGCTTCGAGGCGCGGATTCCGCTGAATTGTGCGGGTTGAAACGCCCAGAAGTGCCGAAAATTCGGCCTGAGATAGTCGATTTATGTCCTTAACAGCTGTCATACGGGTCCTAAATGAGCGGCGACACGAGTTAAAATGGACTAACTAGATAAACCGGGCGGGTTGCCGCGATACCCTCCCGGGGGCGCCCCGGGAAGGACCCAAAACGATCGGCATATTCAACACGCGTATATATACTCTTGTTCGCATATGTCACCTCGGACGCAGGGCGTCGAGCATGGCGGCTCGGAGAGTGGCAGGGAACTCGGCCATGGCTGAGCCCGAGATCGTGCTCACGAACTTGAGGTCAGCAGGGATGCGGACGCGCTCGACCAGGCGGTAGAGCAGGCGCGTCCCGCCCGTGCGACTGATGCTCCTCGTCTTCCTCGTGTGCGGGCCCATGCCTACGGCCACGTTGTCGAGGGTCAGTCCCCGCAGGCGCCGGGCGCTGGTCTTGGTGAGGCGCCTGTCGACGCGCTGCAGGACCAGGACCTGGGACTTGGCGCGAACGAGGAACGTGCGATTCTCGCCGACGATCCGGCCGCCCTTGTCCTTTGCGAGCTTGAGGTTCTTCGGGTGGAGCGGGTTGCCACGGCCGATCACCTTGGACTGGAAGACCTCGGGGTTCGGTTGCCACAGGCGCTTCCCGGTGTAGCGGGTGCGGTAGCCGCCCTCCTCGTGCTGGTCGAGGAAGGGCCGATCATCCGGGTAGGCGAGCTGGATCACGACGCGCCAGGAGGACTTGGAGGCCCGATCCTGCTTCGCGATCTTCACGCCCCGGAGGACGAACGACTCGCGGCGCAGCTTGAACGCCTGCTTCATGTGCTCGCGCTCGGCGGCCTGGGCCTTGTTGGCCGTCCGGTTGAGGGCGAGGCTCACGGCGAAGGGGAGCTGGCGCTCCTGGGCGTCGGAGAGCCAGCCGAGGACGGCCCTGGGGTCGATACGAACACGGATCCCGCTCATTTCTTGCGCCTCCTGTAGAAGTGGGTCCGGACGGCCCCGGACGAGAGCCCGGTGTGGAGCTCCACGACGCGGAGCGCCTTCCGGGTGGTGAGCCCGGCCTCGAGGGCTGCATGGACGAGGCAGGCGATCCGGAGGGCCGTCCGCTCGCGCCGCATGGCCTGGAGGTAGGTGATCGAGGACTCGAGCTGGGCGTCCTCCTGGAGGAACGGCCGCTCGGCGTTCTTGAGCGCCTGGCGGACCTGGTCCGGGAGTTCGGAGAGGTGCGAGAAGGACGTCATCGGCGCCCCTGTCGGTAGGTTGTCGGGTCGGGGAGGTGGGAGTAGCCGGCGGCCTTGAGGGCGTCGTGGATGTCCTGGAGGCTCTGGGCGAAGGTGGCGACGTGGCCCTGGGCGCGCTTGCGCTCGAGGAACGCGACCTGGTCGAGGTGGTTCTGGTAGCGCTTCACGGTCGAGGCCGCAGCTCCTGGGCGGGGAGGCTGGGGCGGCTTCCAGCCGGGGCGCTTGGTCTCGACGTAGACATAGCGGGTCGAGGACTCGGGCTCGACGACCAGGTCGGAGTGGCCCTTCTCGCCGAACTTCACCGGCCGGCCGCGGTAGGAGCCGTCGGGCCGGGCGCCCATCCAGGCCTGCCCGACGTTGACCCGCTTGACCTCGCCGATGCGGCAGGCCCGCAAGTAGGCGACCGCGGCCTTCTGGAAGGCGCCCTCGGGGGTGGGCCCCTTGCGGCGGGGCTTGAGGTCGGAGCCCGCGGTGATCCGGGCCCAGATTCCGGCGTCGGGAATCATGAGCGCACCCCGCCCCGGCCAAACCGGACATTCGGACATTCCGGACATTCGGTGCCCATGTCCGGAATCGCAAAACTTAAACGCTGGCCCTGCTTGGGATGCGCGAAAACCGGACACGACCGGACACGCGGACATGGGGGGTAATACATGGTGTAATTTGAATTACTTACATTCAATTCGGACATTCGGACACTTGAACGTTGTCTGATAAAATGTCCCTTATTTGTAATTAATAGGGCCTTTTTATTCCCCTCGTGTATACGCGCGCGATGTCCGAATGTCCGGAGTATTCCGTTCGGGTTATTAGAAGGCATGGTCGACCTCCACGGGCGAATCGCTGACAGCGCGGAAGATAAGCTTCCGAGTGGTGGACGTGGAGCGAGGGCCGAGGGAAACCTCCCAGCCGCAGACCACAAGAGGGCCCTTCGACAGAGCGCCGTCCATCTGGTCGAGCCAGCGGCGGAGCTTCCTGACCGCGGCCTCGTCCCCGGAGGAGATCCCCCAGACGTTCGCGGCCGTGTTCTCGTGGTAGGCCGCCCCGCCTCCGAGCTCGTGGTGGGCGTATTCCTCCATCGCGACGAACCAGGGCAGGCTCGCCCGGATCGCCGACTCCTTCCCCGCCGCAGCCGAGGCCATGACGACGTCCGGGTTCACGCCCAGGCGGGCGCACACGAAGGCCATGGCCGCGTCGAACACGACGGAGCGGGTCCAGCGGGCCGTCCCCCTGGGTGCCTGGCGGAAATCCCGGTAGAGCAGGATCCCGGAGCGCTGGGCGGTCAGCCGGCCGCCTGCCTCGACCCAGGCGTAGAACGAGTCGAAGGCCCGGTTACGGTCGGTCTTCGTGCTCAGGGGGTTCGCCTCGAGCTGGACCAGGTTGATCCGGTCCCGGGTGGCCTCGTCGTCCTCGTTGATCTTGAGCTGGTTGCTGCTGATCACGACCGGCTTGGGCGCGATGGTCATGTCGGCCCCGAACTTCTTCCGCAGCTGCAGGGGCTCGCCGGCCAGGTAGGCCTTGAGGTCCTCGAGGGAGCTGGACGGGAGGAACTGGTCCAGCTCGTCCCGGAAGCAGACCGGGAGGTGGAGGACGCTCTCCGTGAGCCAGGTCCCATCGGCGCCGTCGAACCTCTGGGAGCCGTAGGTCCGGAGCTCGCCGGAGGTCAGGAGGGCGATCAGCTTCGCCGCAGTGCCCTTGCCACTGTTCGGGCCGCCGTAGAACCAGGTGCAGGGCAGGAACCCCATGGGATCCCCTGCCTGCCAGCGCTCCTCGGCCCAGAGGGCAGACAGGGCGGTCGCCATCGCGAAGACCGCGACGCGGGTCCCGACCTCCGAATCGGGGACGCCCGGGATCCTGGCGAACGTGTAAGCCGCCGAAACGGCCCCTAGGAAGGCCGGAAGGTCCTCCGGGCGGGGTGAGCCTGGGTCACGACCGTTCCAGGGCTCCCAGCCCTGCTCCCGCGCAAAGGCGGTCCGGTTTGCGGCCGGGATCTCGGTCCAGTGTCGGCCTCCCTCCACGAACTGGGGGGGGAGCCAGGCGGTCGAGACGTGGGACTCGGTCGGCCCGCCCTCGATCACGGCGGCCAGGTCGTGGTAGATCTCCCGGACCTGACGCATGAGGCGATGGGTCAGGATGGCGGTGAACTCGTGCTGGCCCTCGGCGACGGGCATCTGGCCGTTGACCCGGGCCCGGATGGCGAAGTAGCGCTTCCCCGACCTGGTCCCGCAGATCCCAGCGCAGCGCTGGCCGAACCGCCAGGCCTCCAGGTCGCGCTGGCCGGAGGCCTTGGCCCGCAGGGCGCCCTCCAGGGCGCGTCGGGCGATCTTGGCGAGGCCATGCTCGGTTCCGGGCGCCGGGGCCTCCAGGGCCCGCTCCACGGCGGCCAGGAGGGCCTCCCAGCGCTTCGAGGGCTCGGCGGCCCGGTAGTCCTTGGCGAGGCCGGTCCCGGGGAGGATCGCCGGTGTCGCGACGGAGGCCAGGCGAACCCGGGCGGCCTTCCCCGCCGGGTCCTGGTCGGAGACGAGGAGGACAGGGACGCCCGGGAAGTGGGCCTCGAGGGTCCTCCGGAGGTCCTGGGCGGACGTGCCGGCGGTGATGGAGGCGAAGGCGTAGCGGAGAGGCTCGTCGTGCTCGAAGGCGTCCCAGGCCGCGGTGATCGCGTCCCAGGTCCCCTCGAAGACGATCACGAGCTGGGGCTGGAGGGAGGGCCGGGCGATGAAGACGCCCTTCTGGCCGAGGATCCGGGTCCACTTGGACACGTTCGCGCCGGGTTTGCGCTCGATCATGCGGAGCTCGAGGCCGACCAGGTCCGCGCCCAGGTAGAGCGGCGAGGCGGTGACCGCGGCGTCCTGGCCCTCGGCTCGGATCCAGTCCTTCTCGGTCGGGACCAGGGGGAGAACCTGCTGGATCGCCTTCCGGGTCACCACGTAGGTCCCGCAGTATTCCGCCAGGAACTGGGCGCCGAACCCGCGGGCGCCGTCGGCCTCCGCGGCCCGGTAGAGCAGCTCGTGGGGTTGGAGCTCCTGCAGCTGGAGGAGGGCCCCGGTCTCGGCGTCGAAGGTGACCCGCCCGCGGCCTTCGTGGCCGTGGAAGCAGACAGCCAGGAGGCGCCCATCGCGGTAGAAGCGGGGCTCGTCCTTCGCCGCGATGGCGTCCTCGCGGTTGCAGACCGGGCAAGGGATACGGTTCACGGCTTGACCTCGACGACAGCCCAGCCGGCTAGGACGGCCCCGCCGAGCCAGAGGAAGACGAACCCGAAGGCCATCGGCCAGGCGGTCCAGTGGTAGCCGGTCATGTGGTAGGGGTCGGCGAACCGGTTCAGCCAGCTCCAGAGGAACCAGAGGGCCCAGCCGGCCAGGTGGAGCGCGGCCCCGAGGCCGAAGAGTGCGATCCGCTTCATAGCGAGAACTCCTTCCAGCGGTCGATCCGGTCGATTCCAGACCGTTCGAGCCGTGCGATCGCCTTGCGGGCGACCTTGTGCGGGGTGTCGGGGTGCTGCAGGATCAGCTCGAACCCGATCAGGGACATGAAGGCGAGGTGTTCGAGCTCCTGGACGCGGGCCTGGAGGTCCATGAGGCGGGGCGTGAGGTCGAGCGGGAGGCCCCGCCGGAGGTTGTCAGCCTGATCGACGGTGAGAGGTGTGGCCTCGATCGTCGGGCTGGCGTTCTCTTGGTTCCGGTGCAGGGATCCGCAGCGTTGGCACTTGAGGATGAGGCCATGGATTCCACGGCAGGAGCAGGGCTCGTCTGAGCGCAGGGGAACCTGGCCGCTCATGGCTTGGGCTCCAGCGCGGCGCGGATGGAAGCCTCATCCATGCAGCCGATGTCGGGGCACATTCCGGCATTGAGGTAGGCGATGATGCGCTCCCGCTCCTCACGGGCGGCCTCGGCACGGGCTTCGGTCCATTCGTCATAGAGCCACTTCGGGACGATCATTCGCCGGGTGTTGTCCCGGTTGATAATGGTGAAGGGGGTGGCCTGCTCGGGCATGTCCACCGCTCCCGGCGCCACCGGGCACCGCTGGCCGTGGGTCAGGGGCTCGCCTTCGCGGACGGAGGCGTGGCAGGCCGGGCAGACGGTGACGGTGGGCATGGGCTCGGGCTTGGCGGTGCGCTCCAGCTCGGCCAGGAGGTCGTCGGCGCTTCTGACCATGAGGCCTACGCTTCGATCCTTGAACTGATTCATCATTTCCACAGAAGCCTCATGGGCATCAGGTCGGATGGCAACCATGAGGACCGCGGATTGAGCGATGATGGCGCGGCACAGGTCGGTAGCGTGGGCATCGAGCGCCGCCACAATGGCCCGAAGGTCTTCAGGGTGCATTCGCGCGCTCACGGCTTCACCACCTTCTGGGCCATCTGGTAGGCGGTTGCCGAGGCCGAGTCGAGGAGGGCCAGGTCGGGCTCGATCTCCCGCAGCTGGTCGGGGCTGAGGTTCTCCAGGTCGGCCAGCAGGCTCCAGACCTGGCGCCGGATGCCCCGGACATGGGTCCGCACGTCGTCGAGCTTCTTCGGGGTGGTGACGTGCCGCTCGATGGCCCGGCCGAGGTCGATGGCGGCCTCCAGGTGGCCTTCCAGCCCCTCGCGGGCAGGCGGGGGAGGCTTCGGCGCCGGGGTGGACTTGGCGGGGGCCTTCGCGCGGTCGACCTTCTGGGCGCAGGCCGGGACTTCCAGGCGGTGGACTTCACAGAGCTTCCGGACCTCCTGCTGGGCCCAGTAGAGCTTCTCGCCCTTCTGCGCGGCCTCGTCGATGAGGCCCACCAGGTGGGCGATACGCTTGCTCGGGTCGGTAGGGTTGAGGGTGATCTTCGGCATGGGGAGCTCCGGTTTCGGGGTCGTGGTGGGTTTCGTCGCCTCGCCCTGCAGCTCGGCCAGGTCGTCCTGGAGGGCCTGACGCATGGCCTCGTATGCAGCGGGGCCCCAGAAGTCCTTGGCCTGCTCCAGCTCCTGCAGTTCGAGGCGCTTCTCGCGGACGGCGGCGGACTCGACGGGGCTCATGGGAACAGGACCACGGCGAGGCGGGCCAGCAGCTGGCAGGCCGCCAGGATCAGGGCGCCGAAGATCAGGCCGCCGAGCAGGCCGCTCTGGGGGTCCCAGAAGCGAAGGCGGGAACGGAAGGGCCGGCTCACGGTGCCACCTCGGCGGCCCGGCGGGCGGCGGTCTTCGCCGCGGCGAGGATCTCGATCTCGGCGATCCCGCCCCAGGGCTCCTCGGGGACGCCCAGGATCGCGGCGAGCTCGTGGAGGAGGGCGCCCAGACGCGCCTGGTCTTCCGAGGCGGTCTGGCGGGTGGCGAGCTCGTGCTCGGCCTGGTGGAGCTTCCGCTGGAGCTCGGCGAGCTTCACGCGGAGGACCGCGGCCTTGCGGTGGGAATCGCACTCCCCGCGCTCGGCCATGTGGAGCCGCCCGCGGAGCCGACGGTTCGCATCGTAGGGGATCAGGAACCCGGCCCCGAAGGCCAGGAACACGGAGAGGAACATGAGAACGTCGGAGTTCATGGCCTGGGCTCCATGGCCGAGGCGAGCTCGGCGAGCGAGTGGAAGACGGGGATCCCGGAGTCCTGGGCGAAGTCGAGCTCGGCGAGGGCGCCCTTCGAGCGGTGCCAGTCGCCGAACATCAGGCAGGCGTGGCAGTCGGACAGAAGGGCCAGACACTCGTCCATGGCCTGGTTCCAGGACAGGGAGGGCGACGGGACGATGGCGACATGGGGAACGACGGGAACGTAGCCGGCGGCCCTGACCTCCAGGCCGACCGCGACGGCTGCGTCGACGTTCGCCTGGACGAGTTCCGGCGTGGGCGCGGTGTAGGGGCCAGAAATGTAGACTTTGCGGATGCTCATGGGGCGGTCTCGGGCTGCGGGGTTCGGGGGGTCTTCTGGCGGTCGATCTGGCCCTGGCGCCATCCGTTCATCCAGGAGCTGCGGGCCGGCTCGACCCGGAAGGGGTTGTCTGCAGGGTTCGCGTTCGAGGTCCCGGCCTTCTGGCCTGCAGCGAACGCGACACGGTCAACGAGAGGGCGCTTCGCCACGGTCACCTCCGGGCCCGGCGGGCTGAACGACGCCGCCGGCGCTCTGCCCACCAGGCCGAGAGGGCCCGGTGGGAGAGGTAGACCAGGCAGACGAACCCGAACGCCGCGAGCGGATGCAGGAGGTAAGCGGCGCGCATGGGTTCGGCCTACGCGGGGACGAGTTCGAGATCGGCGGCGTTGCAGTAGCCGCTCTGGCTCTGGTCGTCCTCCATCTGGACCCAGTAGGGGCTCTCGTCCTCGGGGGAGTCGTCGTCCTCCTGGACGATGCCGATGGTTCCGGCCTCCAGATGGCGGACGCGGTCGCCGACCTTGAACTTCCGGGAAGGGACCTCGGGCTCAGGCTCGGGCTCGGGCTCGGGGACCGGCGCGGCCTTGGCGGCCTTGCCCTTGCTGGCCCGCTTCGGCTTCTTCTCGGCCTGGTTCCGGGCCTCACGGTCACGGGCGCAGAGGATGCACTCGTTCTGCGCGAGCTCGTCTTCCTCCAGGATGATCCCGCACTCGGTGCAGACGTTCGGGAGCTCCAGGTCGCCGCCGGCGCGGAGGCGGTTGGTCAGGGCCTGCCAGGCCTCGTCCCGGGCGATGCCATCGTGGGCGGTGTAGGCCTTGCGCCAGTCCTCCTCGAGGTGCGGCCAGGCGTCCGGGGCCCCGACGGCCTCACAGGACCCCTTGGCGTCGGCCAGGAGCTCTTCGAAGACTTCGTCCTGACGCTCCCGATCGAGCTCGTTGAAGCTGTCGAGCTCCTCCTCGCTGACATCGTTGGAGACGACCTCGACGTCGATCATGCCGAGGGCGGGGAGAGGCTTCGCTTCGGGAGTCTCCACCTGGGCCTCCGCGGATGGTGCGCCGGTGGGGGTGAAGAGGCCGGGCCCGGGCTCAGGCTTCACGGGCGGCCGGTCCATGATCTCGAAGCAATCGTGGTCGAGGGCCACAAGGCAGGCCTTGATCAGATCGAGGCCGTCCTTCGCGTGGTCCCGGGCCTGCTCGAAGTCCTTCTTCCCGGGGCTGGGGAGTTCCAGGTAGCTCTGGGCCTGGTTGAGCTTGATCAGGGCCGTGTCGAGGGCGTTGCGGCGGGTGCTGTCGGTCATGGCGCGCCTCAGAACGGGATGTCGAGCGGAGTGGAGGAACCCGAGGCCGAAGAGCTGGCCGGCGCGGGGGTGTGGGTCTGGCTGCCGTCGGTCCAGGGCTGGACGGGGGTCATCTCCTGGGCCAGGCCGTCCAGGAAGAAGCTGGTCTTCGGGAAGACCTTGCCCTCCCAGACGCGGGTTCCGGTCTGCTTGCCCGAGAAGGCGATGGCCTTCCCACGGGCCTTCGCATACTTGCTGTCGTCGATCCCCGTTCCGTCCTCGGTCGCGAGGTCGAGGACCTTCACGGCCAGCAGGAGGCGGGAGAGGTTCTCCTGGGCCTGGTCCTCGGCGCTCTTGTTGGAACCGGGGATGGTCTTCCGAACGTCGAGGTTGACCAGGATCTCGGCGACGCACTCGCCGTTCCGGGCGTAGATCGCCAACTTCTCATCGTCGCCGATGGTCTTGGTCTCGACCTTCTCAACGAGGCCGGTGAACCGGGTGTATTTGTAGGGGTTGACCGGGAAGTCTCGGCGGACGCTCTTCGCCTCGGCGCTGGTCTTGGCGAGCGCTTCGGCGCTCATGCCGTTGATGGGAATACGCATGGTGCGGGGTCCTTTCGGGGCGGCCGTTAGGCCGTGGGGGTGGGGGTTGGGGTGGAATAGCGACCGTTGTTGAGGTGGGCGACGAAGGCGCGGCGGCGGTTCTCGTCGCGCAAGATGGGAATCACGGCGGCCACGGAGGCCGGGCGGAGGTCGGCGTAGCAGGGGACACGGCCAGGCACGGGGACCACGCCGCCCTGGATCTGGAGGTAGTGCAGGAGGCGGGACTGATCGACCTCACGGTGTTCCTCGCAGAGCAGGAGCAGGGCCTGGATCTCCTCGCCCTTGGCGACCTCGGGGGAGACGCCGTCGACGAAGTCCGAAGCCGCCTGGGAGACGGACGGCGCCGCGGAGGCCTGGGCCTCGCGAACGTTCGCGGCGACGTCTCCGAGGGTCTGGGCCGGCGCGGCGTAGGCCGCGGCCTTGACCTCTTCACGGGTGGGCGGTGCCGGCTCGGAGGAGGCGGCCGGACCAGGCGCCCCGGCGTTACCGGGGCCGGTGCCATGGTCCACCTCCTGAGCAGCCGTCAGCGCGGCGGGGGGCGGGGCGACAGCGAGAGGAGCCGACGTCCCCGCGATAAGGGCCAGGAGCTCGGCCGCGGGCCCGTTCCACTTCTGCGGGACTTCTTCCAGGCCGCAGCGCGGCGAGGTGGCAGAGGGCTCGGAGGTCCAGAGGTGGCCGAGCTCCTGGTCGAAGACGGCCTCGAAGGTAGCGTTCACCTTCGACGAGAGGTGCTTCGCGCTCGATCCGGTGCTCATGAGGACCGTCGCGCCTTCCTTGATCTCGGAACGGCACAGGATGATCACCGGGAGGCCGGTGAGCATGAGGGCATCGACGATCGCGAGCGCCCAGTTCATGATCGGGCCGTATTCCTGCTTTTCGATCAGGCGGCCCGGGTCGAGCTTGAGTCCGGGCGAGTGCCGGAGGATGATCCAGTCGGGAAGCGCGTTCGTGAGCTCCGTGTAGGAGTCCAGGACGACCCGGTCGAACCCGGCGCCCAGGAACCGCTCGGAGCCCAGGACCTCGAGGAGCTGCTCGAGCTCGACCAGGTTCTCAGGGAAGAACCCGTCGGCCTGGGGGTTGAGCTTGCGGACGCGGTTCCGCGCCTTGAGCTCGGTCGTGATCACGAAGGGCTTGCCGCCCTTCACGGCGCGCTCGGTCTTCCCCTTCCCATGGAGGCCGTGGACCAGGATGCAGGGCGCCATGGGGCGCGACTCTTGAGACAGGAACCCCATGGGTTACCTCGCGGAGACGAAGGTGGTGGCGGTGTCGACGACGACCAGGGCGTCGGGGATCTGAGCCCCGTTCGCGATCGCGTCCTTGATGGCGGTCTTGTTGAGCTCGGGCTCGCGGACGCGGATCCAGTCGCCAGGGAGCTCGAAGAACTGGTGGCCCGGCTTGAGGTCGATGGCCTGGCCCTTGCGCGTGGTCGTGTAGACCGTCCACTTGGTGGTCTTCACCTTCCCGCCGAGGGCCGTCACGGCCGGGAGGATCAGGGCCTTGAGCCGGTCGGCGGCGGCGTCCGCGGCCTTGGCGCGGCTGGACAGCCGATCAGCCTCGGCCTTCGCAGCCTCGGAGAAGGCCTGGAGGTGCTTCACGACCGCCCAGGCGTTCTCGATCTTCTCGGCGCTGGCGATCCCGGCCTCGGTCATGAGGGCCTCGAGCTCGGGGGTCAGCTCCCCGCCGGTTTCCAGCAGGTGCTCCTCGATCTTCCGGAAGACCTCGGGGATGTCGTAGAGGCGGAGGCCGGTCATTAGCGCCCCCCCTGCACGAAGGGACGGACGAGGTCGTGGAGGACGGGGTGGATGCCGGGCCGGGGGGTCATGTTCCCGAGCACGATGGCGACCTCGGGGTGGCGGGCACGGAACTCGGCGGCCTGGATGGCCTGGGCCTGGATCAGGTTGCGGGAGGTAATCCAGTCCCGGAGGAGCTTCTGGACGGCGGGGAGAACGAACCCGATGGCGCGCTCGATCTCGTCCGTCGTGGGCTGCTCGTAGGTCAGCTGGGCCATGTCGTCGAGGAGCTGGCGGAGGATCTCCGGGGCGACCTGTTCGGTCGTCCGCCCGGTCTGGCTGGTCCTGGGCCCGGCATCGATGACAGCGCGGCGCCAGCGGCGGATCGCGAGGGTCGCCAGGGCCAGGAGCTCGGAGGCCTCCTCCAGCTCGGTCGCGGTGGGGTGGCCGGCCATGAGGGACAGGGTGGCCGGGAGGTAGCCCTGGGCCCCGCCAGTCCCGAAGAGCGCGGCCTTCGCCGCGATCTCGGCCTCATGGAGCCCTTGACCGGCCGGGCTCGTGGGGTGATTATTTTCCATGCAATCTCCAAGCCGCTAGGGCGGCGAAATGGGCCCGGGTCACGACCGGGCCTTGTTATGTCCAGCGGGGGCCATCAGCGGGCGCGCCGGGCGGGTGTGCGGACGGGGGTGATGGGGACGATCTTGGTCGAGCCCGCGCCCTGGCTCCGAGCTCGGCCGACGAGGATCGGCATGACCTCGGACCAGCGGAAGACCGTGGGGTGGCCGCCGTTCCGGGTCCGCCGGCTGCGGTCCTCATAGGCCGGGATTTCTCCGGACTGGCCCATGGCGATCAGGGTCTCGACCGCCCTGCCCTTCCCGGTGTGCTCCACCAGGAGGGCCCGGATCTCGTGGGCGTAGAGGGTCGGCTCGGGGGTGGAGCGGTCGCCAGACAGCCAGTTTTTTGCAAGTGCCAGCCGGTCGAAACTGGTTGAAACCTGTTGGGACTGGTTGACGCTGGTCGAAACTGGTTCCATACTTACCTCGCTGTAGGCCAAAGGCCGCCCAGTTGGGGCTGGTTTCTTGACTTCGGGGATCTGGTTAATGGTTTTTGGTGGGGTGCCGAAAGGATGGGAACGGATAAAACCGGTTGATCTCGGGTGATACCGTTTGAAACCGGATGATCAAAGGTTAACCGGGTTTGAACGGGTTTCCAGTGGTTTTTTTAGGGGCGGTGAAAAATGTCCGGAATCGCGTCCAGGATTAGATCCGCCCGTGAAAAAAAAGGCCTGACCACCTACCAAGCCGCGGAACTTGCTGGCGTCTCACAGTCCTCGTGGAGCGACTGGGAGAACGGGACCTGGTCCCCGCGAGGCGCCAATCGATTGAAGATCGCCGCGGCCCTGGAAGTGGATGCGGAGTGGCTTCGCACAGGTGAAGACGCCACGGTCCGCAAGGCGCTCCGGATGGTCGGGACTGAGGAACTCCGCCGAGCGCTGCAGGCCATAGACGGCGTCCCAGCCGCGGGCTCGTTCCCCGAAGAGGCCGAGCTCGTGATGCCGGAGACCATGGAGCGGATCCCGCCGTTCCTGCGCGCGGTCGAGGGCTACCTGGGGCTCCTCCACCAGGACTTACCGCTCGTCCAGCGGATCAACGCGGCCTCGACGCTGATCAGCTACTGCGAGAGCCTGGGCCTGGACAGCCCGGACAGGCTCACGCTCGAGCAGCTGCACGAGGCACTCGCGCCGGCGGTCTTCCATGGCCGACCGTAGGCCCAAGGTCCGCGGTGGCCTGGTCAAGTATCCCGGCGGCTCGACCTGGTTCTACCTGGTCCGCTTCCGCGGGAAGATCCGCCGCGGCGATACGGGGTGCACGAGCTTCGACGCGGCGAAGATCTGGCTCGCGAAGGAGCGCGATCGATGGGGCCTCGAGGAGCAGGGCCTCAAGCGCGAGGACTTCCCCGCCACGCTCGGCCAGGTGCTCGACGACTGGCTTCAGATCCGCGGCCCGGTCGTGGGCGAGACCCACCGGAAGCAGATGCAGTTCACGATCGAGGAGCACTTCGCCGAGCTCGTCCCGCGGCGCCTGGTCGACGTGACACTCGTCGAGCTCGAGCGGATCCGCGTCGAGATCCTGGCGAAGCCGGTTCTCTACGTCCGCGGCGGGAAGGTCGTCGGAGAGCGGCCCCGCGGCGAGGGAGGCGTGAACACGATCTTCCGCCTGCTGGGCAACCTCTGGGGCTGGTCCGCGGTGCGCGGCTACATCGTCGGGGAAATGCCGAAGGTCCAGCGCCTCAAGCCTCAAGAGGTCGTCCGCGCGATCGTCTGGCCCGAGCTCGTCCCGGCCTTCCTCCATGCGGTGGACGTCGTCCCTCCGATGTATAATCGGAAGAGCCAGGAGCCCCGCGAGGTCGAGCGAGAGCGCTCCGAAGACCAGCGCCTCGCGGTTCGGCTGCAGCTGCTCGCCGGCCTCCGCGATCACGAAGCGCTGGGCCTTCGCTGGGAGTGGGTCGATTGGAGGCGGGGCGTTTACATCGTCGGCGAGACGAAAAATCGGAAGTCGCGCGAGGTCCCCATCGAGGAGAGCCTGCAGGACCGCCTCCGGGTGCGCTGGGAGGCCCAGGGTCGCCCGGACTCCGGTCTCGTGATGCCCGACTCAGAGACGGGCGAGGCGCACAAGAAGGGATACATCGCGCGGACCGTCCGCCTGGCAGGGCGAAAGGTGGGCCTCGTGGGCCTGCATCCTCACAGGCTCCGCGCGACGTTCGCGACGACGCTCTGGGAAATCGGGACGCCGCTCACGCAGATCCAGCAGATGATGGGGCACACGAAATCGGAGACGACGCTGCGCTACATCGTCCAGCGCAAGAAGGACCAGGTCGAAGCAATTCGCGGGATGGCCGCGGCAATGGGAGTCGCTCCGAGTGCCAGCACAGTTCCACTGAAAACCGAAAGGGCTTCGTAACTTACTATGATAAAAGACTTGTTAACGTTGATTGCAAGCTGGCGGAGCTGGCGAGCAATCTCTTGTAGTTCCGCTCGGCGCTGCTGCGCTGAACCCGCGCCAATGCTGGATCTTCGCAAATTCCAAGCAAGCATAACCGGCGCCCAATCAACCAGTTTTGTCCGGTCTTGTCCGGTGCTAACTGTTGATAATACGGCCTTGATCGGTGACGGAGTTCCACTGGAGTTCCACTGGGCCCTCCTTGAAGGCCGGGTGGATCCCGCTGATCTCGTCGGCCGCTTCCAGGGCGGCCAGGGCGACCACGTGCCGGGGGTCCTTCGCGATTCCCGCGACCGTGTTTCGGTCCTTCCTGGAGACAGCCAGCGCAAGCCGGAGGAGCAGAAGAGAGACCGGGACTGTCACAAAGACCTCACCAAAGGAATCCTGATCCTAGCGCTCCGTTCACGACAGAGGGAGTCAAAAACTAGTATAATTGCACTCCGCAAAGGTGCTTAAAAAGAGTCGGACAATCCGAAACCTGGCCGTCTCCCCACCAGACTAGAATGTCCCCAATCCTGGAGGTTCCATGCGCTCAATCGCCATTCTCCCCGCGCTCGTCATCCTCCCCGGCTGCGTCGTCCAGCGCGGGACCAAGGTCGACCTGGAGCTCGTGAAGTCCTTCCGGCCAGGCGTGACGACCCGGGCCCAGGTCGAGGCCCAGCTGGGGCGCCCGACGACGATGGTCTCCCAAGGAGAGCTGACAACGTGCTCCTGGACCTGGGCACGTGGGACGAGCTTCGGGAGTGGCGAGTCGCAAATCGTGTCGATGGTTTTCGGGCCCGACCAGGTGCTTCGGTCGAGCCCGACGATTGCGACTTCGAGGATCTAGCGCGTGGCCTGGTCGATGCGCCGCTTTACATAGGTGGCCCACAAGGTCGAACCCGTCGTGTTGGGATGGACCGAGTCCGTCATCAGGGACCCCGGGAATCCGGCGTCCATGAACACCTTGTAAATGTCCATGACCTCGAGGGCCTGAGTCGCTCGGAACCCGAGCAGGTCCAGCCGGCGGCGGGCGTGGGTCCGATTGAGCACGGCGGCCGAAGTCTCGGGGTTCTGTGTCATCGCCACGATCCCAGCGTTCGGGAGCTTAGCCTTGATCAGATCGGTCCAGGTCTTGTAGAGGGCGCCCCAGGCCGCCCCGGTGATGTAGGCCTCGTTGTGGTTGTCAGAGGCGAAGGTGACGGCCTGCCCGTAGTTCGGGACCATCTTCGGGAGCCGGGTGGCGTTGCCCAGGTAGGAGATATTCGCGCCGGGGTGGGACCCGTTGACGACAGTTAGAACCGGGGCTCCCACCAGCGGCTGAGGCGTGGTCGCGCTGCCGTGAGTGGACCACAGATCCGGCATGATGGGGACCAGGGAAGGCCCGGTGTCGCCATCCCTTACGTCGACGGCATAGATCTTGGTGTAGATGGCCGGGCCGTTGTTGACCCCACCGATCCAGTAACCATAGGTAGGGAGCGGGTTGAAGACAGTGGTCGCTCCTGCCGTGGTGACAGTGGTCCCGAGCTGGGTCCAGGTGGCGCCATCGGTCGAGGTGTAGAACTTTGTGACCCGGTTCCCGCTCCCATCATTGGGGTTGAACAGGCAGCGGATCCAGCGAATGTCATTGGCGGCGAACCCGGTTCCCACGGTGGAAGCGACCGAATTAGCCGCCGTTCCATCGGGAGACCAAAGGAACCCAAGGGTTCCCGCGGTGTTGACGTAGAACCGCCAACCAATGCCCGGAGCGGCGCCCTTGTCGAGCATGATGATGTATTGCAGGGCCGCAGGGGTCCAGGACGTGAGCGAGACCTTGGCGCGCACGTCGATCGGCGTGGTGGTGGTGGTCGGGCCGACTGAGGTCGCGGGATCGGTGAGGCTGGCGTAGTTCCCCGCCCCACAATCCAGGTAGCGCTCGCCAGCCGTGCCGGTCTGGATTCTGGTGGGCGCTGCATAGGTCTGGGTTGCATCCGACCAAAGCAGATGATCGACGGTGAAGTTGGGGTAGGACGCCGCGATCTGCTGGGCCAGGATGTAGGGCCAGTCGGTGGTGTCGTTGCCCGTGCTGTCGCTGAGGATCTGGATGCCGGTGGTCAGCCCCTCGGTCAAGGCTGTCTTCAGAGCGAAGAGTGGCCCCCCGGGAGCGTTGGGGAGGCTCTGGGCCACGCTCTCCAGGCTCCCCCGGTAATCCGTGGTGCTCGTGACACTGGAGGCGCCGGTTACCACCAGAGCGAGAGGGAGGTTCCCGGTCCATCCGGTGGTGCTGACGGTGACGGCGCCGCCCGCGGTGCGCTCGATGTAGTTCGAGGCGTTCGCGGTCAGCGCGAGGGTCCCATCCGAGATCATGGTCCAGGTGGTCCCGTTCCAGGCGGGCCCGCCGTAATAGGCCCAGGTGAGACCAGAGGTGGCCGACTCCTTCCAGCCCCAGGCCCTTCGGCTGGCGTTGGCCGCGGCCTGGAGATCGGTGAAATTCTTGTCAGCCTGGACGAAGGTGAGCGCAGCTCCCGCCGCCTGCCTCGTGGTGACGGTTACCTTCGGCGCCTGGGCGAAAACCAGGAGCGGGAAGAGGAACGCGGTTAGGATTCGCTTGAGCATGGGGCCTCCTATTTGCTCTGCGTGTCAGTGGAGTCGGGGCCTAGGCCCGGTGGCAGCTTCCCGGCGAGCCACTTGCCCCCCAAGTAAGTGCCGCCCGCGAGGCCCAGCACGGCCAGCGCGACGGTGATGTAGATGGCGGTCGGGTCGTTGCCCTTGTCGATCCAGCGGCATACGGCCAGGGTGAGCTTGGTAAAGGCCCAAAGGCTGGCCCAGAGGGCCAGTAGCAGGGTCATCCGCTTGGTGCTGGGGATCATCCGCTGGGCCGTGAGGTCCCACTCTGAAAGGGTGTCGCGCAGGAAGGGCCAGAAGCCCTGGGCCTGCCCTCGCAGGTAGAGCACCAGGAGCACCAGGCCCACCAAGGACCAGCAGACAAGGCCCAGGTGGGCCTCGATGAAGACGAAGGGGCTGCTCATGGCGTGTAGGCTCCGTAAACGCCCTCGGTGTAGCCCGAGGAGAAGTAACTGTTGAGGTTTTCCCAGTCGGGGATGTTGCCCAGAAGGTCCGAAGCGACGAGCACGAGCTCGAGGCCGGTGTGAGCTGCACCCTTCACGTCCCGCAGGCGGAGGGGTTTGGATGGGTCCGGCTGAGCCAAGAAGTCGAGGTTCATGTCCTTATGGGGCGAGACTCTGCAGGGGGTCCGGGTCCCCCAGGTCTGGATCACACTCAGGGCCTGGGCTGTCGGGACCGCGCGAGCCTCAACCCACGCCGACCCGTCCCAGGTCTCGGCGGTGCTTTCGATCCCAGCGTCCCAGCGGATGGAGACCGTCATCCGCCATCCGCGCTGGCACCAGGACCGGGCCCACTTCGCCCCGCTTCCGAGCCCCCTGGAAACGCCCTCGGCGGCGAAGGAGAGCTCGAGGCCTTCCTTCGTCTCCTTCTGTAGGGTGATCCGATATTTCGGCGTGATCCCGTCGTCCTCGTAGAGGATGATCTGGGTTTCCTGCAATCCGTAGATAACGAGGCTCATGGGGCTCCCGTGGAAATGAGGCTGGGCATCTTCCGTAGCTCGACACGTGCCGAGCGGGTCTCAGGGCCTGGGTTAAGCGCCATCACCTTCCAGGCCGTCACGTCGGTCGGGGATCCGGAGGGCGAGCTCTCGAAGGTGACCAGGTCGCCGACTTGCCAGTCCGCCCACCAGGTCGGCGGAAGGTCCGCGAAGAGACCACCGGTGCGGTCGACCCAGGTCTCCTGGAGGCTCTGGACGGGGGTCCCGAACCAGAAGGCCGCGGCCACGCCCAGGGCCCGGGCCATGGTGGGAGAGGTCAGGACGGTCGAGTGATCCACCTCGAGGACCCTGCCTCCGGCCTGGCCGCTCATGACCTCGATCGTGGCGGTGCTCCCAGCGAGGGGGTCTGAGTAGGTGACGCGGACCTTCCGGATGTAGCCGGCCCAGACCTCGCTCTGCGTCCTGGGCCCACGCTCGGACGCCCGGACGCTCACCCTCTCGGCCCCGAAGGTCCGGAGCTGGAAGGCGCCCGCAGAGCGCGAGACCAGGCGGAACCCTCCGGCCGCGGTGGGGACCACGCTCGCCAGCTGCGCGCCGGCCAGCTGCTCGAGGTAGTCCGCCACGGTGATCCCGTCCCCGCTTCCGGCGATCGAGAACTGGCCGGCCTGGATCTCGGCTCCGATGGCGAGGCGCTCGACGGTCTTCGGGAGGGACCGGGCGACCTGGAAGAGCCGCCCGCCGAACAGCCCGACCATGTCGTCCGAGGTCTGATCCAGGCGGACCATGGAGGCCAGGAGCGAACCATCCGGAACGATGCTCGATACGATCTCGCCGCGGACGAACCAGGAGAGGATGTCGTTCGGGTTCGCCGGGTCGGCTTCCGGTGACCCGTTCAGGATGGTTAGATCCCGGTTGAGGTGCAGGAACCGAAGGCGCCGCGCCGGGGCGTAGTTGTCATCGGCGAAGGTCTCCAGGGCCAGGGCATACCAGCCGGCGATCTTCTGCTCCCCGTCCACCTGGATCTGGCGGAGGGGCTGGATGGTCTGGGGGATGATCTCCAGGGTCCGGAAGGTGGCCGAACTCACCGTGGCCCCGTCGAGCCGGTGAAGGACGGTCGTCGGGTAGGTGAGCCCGTCGAAGGTCTGGGCGTAGGTCTGGACCACCAGGCCGCCGCCCAGGGCCCAGGGCCCCGCAGGCGCGCCTCCGGTCGCCCAGAGCGCCGCGTCCTGCAGGAGCGTCAGGCTCCCACCCGAGGCCCTGGAAAGCATGACCGCGCGAACGGCCGCGAAGGGGAACGTGGTTCCGGTGACCACCAGGCCGAGAACGGCTTCCTTGTCGTCCCCAGCCGAGCCCCAGATCCCGAGCCCCATGGCGATCCAGTTACCGGTGGGCAGGCTACCCGTTATCGTAGGCGTTACGGGAGCCCCGAGGACTCCGTTCCCGGTGTGCGCCTCGAATGTCCATGCCCCGGCCGCCAGCCGGACATAACGCCCAGGCGTGGGCGCGCTGGCCGCGAACGCGACGAGCTTCGCGGGAATGTCCCCGGAGGCGGCCACGGGACCCCAGTCGACGGCCGACCCGTCCCAGCTGCTCTCGGGGTCCTGCGTGAGCGTCGAGAGGCTCTTCCAGGTCCTCCAGCACGGGCGCCAGCCGTTCGGCGGGGTGGCCGCCATGGCCGAGAGATCACCCTCGATGTAGATCACAGGAGCGGTGTAGGCGTTCGTCCCATCCGGCCACTGGTTGACGTCCCCGAAGACCCGGTGGGTCGCGTCGGCGGTATCGGCGCCGAGCCAGGACCAGGTCTCCCCGACGCTCCTCGCCCAGACGCCGGCCACAGGGAAGACGCCGGTCCCATTGTCGGGGCCGCGGCGCCCTGCCCTGATCACACGCTGGGCGGTCGTCTGGATACAGTGAACGCCGTAAAGCGGAGGCGTCGCCATGTCGTAGGGGAGCCAGGTCAGGACCGGGACGTCGGTCGGGGCGCTCTGGAATTGCGAGAGGTCCAGGCCGAAGGGCGCCGTAAGAGCTTGCGCGTAGGCCAGCCCATCGAAGAGGACGGGGTCCTGGGAGTTCCTGCGGATCTTCGAGATATGGGAATAACCCTTGGAGAGTGGCTCGGCGAAGTAGACCTTCCCGGTCTCCCCATCGACGTCGATGATCGTCGGGAGGTCCTCGGTCAAGGTCCGCGGGGCCCCGCTGGTCGCGTCCACGAAGGCCAGGGTCAGCACGTCGCCGGGGACCAGCTGCTCCACCGTCGTCAGCTTGACGAACTTCTCCCCGTCGCTCCCATCGACCGGCGGGACAATCACAGGCCCGCCTGCCAGCACGTAATGGGTCCTCCGGGACTCCGGGACGCCCCAGACGACCGTGTCCCCCACGTGGAGCGCCGCGGAGACGTCAGGGGCCCCCTGCAGGACGACACGGACCACGTTGTAGGTGGTCCTCGATCCGTTCAGCACGTCGCCTATCTCTGCCGCCGCGGAGACCGTTGTATCCCATTCAAGCCTCGCCACGGCGTAGCTTGTCCCCCCGATCACCAGCGTTGAAGCCGGGACATCGGGGAGCTGGAACTCAGAGTCGAAATACCTCGTTGGGTCGGAGAAGTCCGGGCGCTCGATCGTCTTCCACGTCTCCCGGCTACGGGGCATAGCCTTCCAAGAGAGCTGGCCGGAGGCCCAGAGGGCCGTCTCGATCGCGCTCTTGTTGACCCTGGGCACGTAGGAGCCCACGGCGCCCCTCAGGAGGTCGTCCGCGGTGCTCTGGTTGAAGGACTGGCTCGAATTCGTCGGGACGCTGGGCCAGGGCCGCAGGAGCTCCGCGAAGTCCGTCACGAGGCGCTCCCGCAGGAGCTGGCTCGCGTGGATCACGGTCGCCTGGGTCAGAGCCTCTTCTTCGCTCCACTGGAGGGAGCTCTCGTCGAGGTAGCCGCGGAACCGCAGGGCCGAGCTGTCCTCCCCCCAGCGCTCCCAGACCTCGATCCAGGGCCCGAAGTAGCGCCCCGCGGCCGCCAGGGTCCCGTTGGGCCCGAGGGCCGCCGAGAGGCTCGCGTCGGCGTCGACCAGGTCCAGCTGTAGCTCGGAGGTGCTCCCCTTGACCAGGTCGGCGTCGAGCTGGGTCGAGAGCTCCTCCACAGGGGCGAGGAACGGGGTCAGGTCGAGCGTGTGGAGCCCATTCGCGGCCACGGGGTCAGGGCCCTCCGCAGGGCCGAAGATCGACGGCCAGGAGGGTGCAGGCGCCCCGAGGCGCTCGATGGCGAGGACGTGCCAGGTGCTCACGCTAGACCCCTCCCAGGACCGTTCCAGGCCGCAGGACGACGCCCGTCTCCCGGGCGGCCTCCCGGATCCCGTTCATCGCCAGGCGGCCCAGCCCACGAACGCCCCGCGTGGAGCTGTCGAGGATCGTGGAGCCGCGGAGGTCCACGTGGACCGGGGCAGAACCGCCCGCCTGGGCCCCGACTGCGTAGCTCGCAGCCTGGGCCCGGTATTCCTGGGTCTTCCGCTCCTCGGAGAGGATGTTCGAGGTGAGGTTGGTCGCCCAGCGCTGGAAGGTCATTTCGGGGACCACCAGCTCACGCTGGCCGGCCTCGCCCAGGAGCCCCAGGGTCGGCCGGTCGACGATGCCGCCCTGCGCGAAGGCCATCGCGGCGCCGATCCCCTCGCTCGCGGCCATGGCCGCTTCCATGGCGCCGAAGATCAGGGCCGTCTGGGCGAGCGCCAGGGCAGGCCCGACGAACGGGATCGAGGCGTAGGCCGCCCAGGTCTCGGCCACGGCCAGGTCGAGGGCTGCCGTCGCCATGAGGACCGCCGCGGCGACGTAGGTCACGGCCGAGGACATGGCCGCAGCTGCGCCGATCTCCATGGCGGTCGTCTTCGATGCCTCAGAGGTGACAACGGCCGTCGCGGTCGTAGCCGCCGCGGCGACTTCCGCCCCAGCCCGGGCCTTGTCCTTCGTGGCCGAGAGAGCCTTCCAGGTGTCGATGGCCTTCTGGACGCCCCAGAGGGTGAGCTCCTTCGCGATGATCTGGCCGATCGCCTGCATGACGGACCCGGCGATGGCCTGCCAGATGGCGTCGACCTTCTGCCCGGCGGTCTGCCCGTGGCGGAAGATGTTCGCGAAGGACTGGGCGAAGGCGTTCTCGACGCCCTGCAGAACCTCGCGGGCGGTCGTCCCCCACTGGGCCAGGGCCTGGCTCGCGTCGTTGACGTAGGCCTGCATCCCGCCCGCCACGCTGGTTTTCTGGCCCTCGGCCTTGAGCGCAGACCCGGAGCTCTGCCGGGAGGCGGTCCGCCGGAGCTCGATGGCGTCGATCTGGTTCTGGATCTCCTGGCGGGCCGCAGGTTCGAGCCGGGCGTTCTTCAGGCGAGCCTCAAGGCCCTCCTTCTCGATGTCCAGCTTCCGCTCCTCGAGGGCCTGGAGCTCGCGGATCGCCTCCTCCCCGCTGATCTCGTTGAGGCTGCGCCGGGATTCGATCGAAGCCTTCTCCAGGTCCACCAGGGCGAGCTCCTGGGCCTGCTTCTTCGCGACCAGGAGGTCGCCCACCTTGGCGCGCTGGTCCGCGATCTCGGCCTCGACGACCGCGACCTTCCCTCGGGCCTTGGCCGCGGCCTCGGAGCCCTCGCCGTGAACCTGGGCCTCCTTCCAGGCGATCGACTCGGCGATCGCGAGGCGGCTCTCGGCGTCGTGCTTGTAGTCGGCGGTCGCGGCTTCCCAGGAGGCCATCTCGGCCTCGTGGGTCTCCTTCAAGACCGCCCGCTTCGCCTCGAAGACCATTCGGTCGGCGGCGCCCTTCTCCTTCGCGTTCAGGTTGTAGCGTCCGACGTTCTCCTCGAGCCAGGCGACCTCCATCGTCTTCGTCCACTCGACCAGCTGGCCCGCCTTCGCCGTGGTGGCCTCGAACTCATACCGCGCCGCTTCCAGATCTGCCTTGAGCTTCGAGAACTGGCCCTCGGAGTCCTTGGGCGTGAAGGTCTGCGCCGCAGCCGACGAGCTCGAGGTCAGCTTCGAGAGCGCCAGGTCGGCCTGGGCCAGGGCCTGGCGGAGCGCGGTCACGTTCGCCGTCGCCCGAGAGAGGTTCGCCTGATACTGCGTCGCCGCGCCCGCGCCCGTCCGGACGTCGACCGGGGTCGTGACCGGGTTAGCCTGGTAGCCGGAGAGCTCCTTCTCGCCCGCGGCCAGGTCGGCGGCGATCGCGTCCCGCTTGGTCTGGAGCTCCTGCTTCTTCGCGGCGTTGACCTTCTCGATGGCGGCCAGGATCTCGCGGTAGTTCTTCGCCTCTCCCTTGAGCGCTTCGGCGTAGGCCGGGCTCATGGCGATCAGCTCGTTCTGGATGTCGGCCAGCTGGCGCTGCGTGGTCCGCTTCTGGGCCTCGGACAGGTTCCCCTTGTCCATGGCCTCGCCGAGGGCCTTCGTCTTCGCCGCCAGGGACTCGGCGGTCTTAACCTGCTGGACCTGGGCGGGGAGTGAATCGAGGAAGGACTTCCGGGCCCGTTCCCCAGCCGTCGCCCAGCGCTCAAGCGCAATCGCCGCCCCTCCCAGGATCACGATGGTCGCGGTAACAGGGTTCACGAAGGACAGGAGGGCCCCGCCGAGCGCCTGGACGCCAGTGACGCCCTGCATCGCGCCCAGGGCGATCTGGAGCTTCACCATGTCGGCGAAGGTCTTCATGGGACCCAGGAGCGAGACCAGGCCGCCCCGCATGAGGTAGAGCGCCCCGACGACCAGGCCGATCTGGACGACCTTGATCGACAGGACCTCCGCCATCGTCCGGAGGAGGCCCACGACCGCGGATATCGCGCCCGGGGCCACCTTCACGAACCATTCGCCGAGCGAGGTCAGGGCGGGCATCACTTCGGCGCCTACGCGGACCTGGAGGGCCCGGAAGGAGTCCCCGACGTCGTTCATGGCTGCCCGGTAGGCCTTCACGCGGGCGGCCTGCTCAGGGCCCAGGGAGAGGCCGAGCTCGTCGACCTTGCGCCGGGCCTCGTCCATGACCTCCGGCGTGAGCTGGATGTAGCGCAGCATTTCGCGCCAGCCGCGGCCGAAGACCGTGGCGGCTGCAGCGTCGCGGTCCGAGCCTTCCTTGAACTGGGAGAGGCGGCCGTTGATGTCCGCCAGGAGGTCGGGCATGGCCCGGAAGTTCCCGTTCGCGTCCCGGGTGGCGACGCCCATCCCCTTGATCGCTGCCTCGTTCCCGACGAGGGTCTTCACGAGCTTCTGGGCCCCGCCGAGGAACTCGTCGACGTTGCCGTAGACGTCCCCGATGGCGGTCGAAAGGATCGCGCTCTCCCGGGCCGTGGTGCCCAGGGCGCGGGAGAGCGAGGCGGTTTCCTTGGCGAGGGCGACCGTCTCGGTGACAGCGTCACCGAAGATCTTCCCTCCCCCCATGACCGCGGCGATCGCAGCGATGGGGGCCTTGAGGTTGTCGATGACAGAAGCGAGGGCCCCGAAGTGGCCCTCGATCTGCCCCGTCGCGTTCTTTACTGCCGAGGTTGCCTGAGCCAGGCCATCGAGGAGCGCCTTCGTCTCGGCGGTGATCTCGACCTTGACCTGGTTCGTCGCCATGGGATCAGTCCTCGGGTGGTTCGGGTGGTTCAGGGGGCTCGCCGCCGTAGGCGAAGGCCGGCATAAGGGAGGCCCAAACCTGGAGAGCGTCCCGGTGGGCCTTCCATGCGTTCTCCCGGAGGTGCTGATCTGTCCAGGAGACCGCGACGTCGGCGGGCAACATGGCGGCCTGAGTCCAGCCGCCAGCCAGCGGCGCTAGGAGCCGGCGGAGGGGGAAACGCCCACCAGGGCCGGGGCGGGCGTCATCCCCTTCGTCTCCTCGGTCTCGGAAGAGCCGGGGAGCGATCCGAGAGAGGCCGCCCATGCTGAGAAAAAACCCAGGGCATCCCGGAAGGTCTCGCCGAACGGCCGGAGGGCTGCGGCGCCCTCCATCGCGGCGAGCTTCTTGGGGTCGAGCTCCGCGGCCAGCAGCTCCTCCGCGGTGGCGTTGACGACCGCGGAGAGCTTCCGGATGGTCCGGAGGCTCCCGGCGTTGCCGAGGGCGCCGAGGACGTCGGCGATGGCGGCCTGGTCCCCCTTCCCCAGCCGGTCCTGGGCGCCCATGAGGACGCCCAGATCCAGACCGGCCAGGAGAGGGAGGCCGTGTTCCATGTGCACGGTGAGTAGATCGGCGCGCATTACAGGCCGGCCGCGTCAGCCGTGTCGGCCACCATGAACACGCCGCTTCCGGCCGCGTTCGTGACGAACGGGGACGGGCGGAGGCCCAGGGAGACCTTGACCGAGAAGGCGTCCTTCTTCGTGAGCTTGACGTCGATCTCGGGGTTGAAGGAGGCCAGGGGGAAGAGGAAATGGTCGAACTCACCGGGGACCAGAACCGAGGCCATGCGGTAGAGGGCGACGACGTTGTTGTAGTTCGCGTTGGCGCCGATGCCGGCGATCTTGCGACCGGCCTTGCCGGTGACCGCGGAGATCGAGAGGAGGTCGGCCGCGCCGATACCGAAGATGTCCTTCAGGTGGGCGGTGTCCGCGTCGAAGAACTCGAAGTCGACCGAGGCTTCGTCGATGCCCGCGAGCATCTTGCTCTTGGGGGCGTTGTTGTAGTCGAACTCGACGATGGCGGGCTTGACCTTCATCGTGAGGCCGGCGGCGGTGAGGTTCGCGTAGGGCAGGATCCCGCCCTTGAGCGTCTTCTTCCCGGCGCTGTCGGTGTAGAACAGGCCGTAGTAGCCGTCGATCGTGGAGGCGAAGGTGGCGGAGCCGGGGTCCACCGACGGGGCGGCGAACAGGTAGAGCTGGCCGGTGCCGACCTTCTGGAAGTTGGAGTTGTAGGTTGCGAGCGCCATGGGTTACTCCTTCGGGGCGTTGGTGGCGGTGGGAGTGGTGACCTGGACGACGCCCTGGAGTTTCAGGACCTCGGCCAGGCGGTCGGAGGGGATCTCGACGACCTTCCCGGCGGTGAGCTCCGGAAGGCCTGCGACGATCCAGGTCATTTCGTTCGAGACGACCTTCGCCGTCTCAGGCTTGGGGCTCATTCGGGCCTCCAGAGGTAGAAGTGGGAAAAGTCGAGCGCCGTTCCGGAGAGAGGGGGGTCGCCCTCGTCTCCGTCCCAGACCTGTTCGCTCCAGACCGTCCGATCGCACAGGCCGCCGAGGGTGTCCTCTGTCAGGACCGCGCGGCGAACCGCGACGGCCAGGCTGTCCGTCGTGTCGTCCTCGACGAGGCCCTTCGCGCGGATTTCGACGCGGAGCGTGTAGACGCGCTGGTGGGCCTTCGTGTGGTCGTCCTCGTCTGCGTTCTGGGCCCGGTCGTGCTGGCCGAAGATGCAGACAGCGGGAAGATCGCTCTCCGCCAGCTCGCGGCGAGGGGCGCGGAAAATGCTCACCCCTGGGAGTGCGGCCTGGACGGAAGCGACAACGGCGTCGCGGAGGAGCTTCTGCGTGGTGCTCATGCGGAGCTCCCCAGGAAGACGCGGGAGAGCTGCCCCATGGCCGCGAGCTGGATGTTGATCACGCGCCAGGTCTTCCCGGCCCAGGTGAGCGAGTTCCCGGGCACAAGGTCAGGGATGTCCGCCGTGACGAACCGGAGGACCCGCGTCCGCCCCGCGACGATGGTCTCCCCCCCCAAGGCGTCCTGGGAGGACGCGACGGAGGGGGCGGCCATCACCACGGCGCCGCCCGTGAGGGTGACGGGCTCGGCGAATTCGGCGAGCGCGTCCCGGAGGTCCTGGGAGAGGTCCATTACTTGACCTTCTTCGGGGTCGATGGAGCAGGTTCCACGAGCTCGGCGCGGCTCCCCAGAAGGGGCTCGGCCACCTCGCGCGGGACGTCGACGATCTCGTCGTTCTTGAGCTCGACGCGCTTGCCTTCGATCTCGACGAAGGTCCCGAACAGCATCCGGATTTTCATGGGATCACCCCGGGTAGGAAGGAGGGAGGAGCTCGCGCCCCTCCCTCCGACCGGTTACTTGAGGGCGTCCTTCATCGCGGCGAAGGAGCCGGGACGGCGGACGGCGGAATCGACCAGCTGGTTCGTGGTCAGGACCACGAGGCCCTTGGCGGCCTGGGTCAGGGGATCCGGAATCAACTCAAAGGCTCCCCACTCACCCAGAACGAGGTCCGCCCAGTTGCCGAAGAGGATCGCGTGGCAAACCGCGCCGCTCGCGCCCTTGACGAGGGTCTGGGGGACGTTGTTGGTGACGGCGCTCTTCGGGTAGGCGGCCATCAGGTAGTCCCAGACGGAGTCCCCGTTCGTGCTGGAGAACTGCTGGGTCTGCTTGAGGCGGCCGCGGATGCCGGGGCTGGTCAGGTAGGCCAGGGTGCCCATGTCGGCGTTGGCCGTGGCGACCGCGCTCTCGAGGTCGACGATGTTGCCGTAGGTGGGCTGGGCGCCGTTCGTGCCGCCGGGGACGTCACCGATGCTCGAGGTCCCGAGGATGCCCAGGGGCTGGTAGGAGCCGGAGCCGGAGCCGTTGATCGCGGCGGCCTCGATCGCGATCGCGTGGATCGCGGCGAGGTCGTTGTTGATCAGGGCATCGACGCCCGGGGTGCTCTGGGCCAGGAGGTTCCGGGTCACGGAGGTCTGGGCGACGAGCTGCTTCGGGGTCAGGGTGACCAGGTCGGTCGTGAAGGCCGCAGCGGTCACGCCGGAGGCCGCGTTCTCCTGGAGCCAGTTCGCGGTGTTCGCGGTGAGCTGCCGGGGGAAGCTCACGTTACCGCGGAGGCCGGTCAGGAACTGCGCGCCCAGACCCAGGAGGGTGAGCTTCGCCCGCAGGAGCTCGATGAACTCGCCCTGCTCGGTGAAGACCAGCTTCTGGCCGTAGGCGGCCGTCGCGGTGTCCATGGGGGGGTTGGCGCGGGTCGCGGTCGGGACGAAGATCCCGTTCGTGTCGCGGCCGAGCTTCTTGGCGATCTCCTGGGAGACCTCGAGCTCGAAGCAGCTCCGGCCATCGAGCTTCGCGGCGATGGCGCGGCCGATGCTGAACCGCTCCTTCCCCTCGAGGGTGACGATGGGAGCGGCCGGAAGAGGCTTCGCGGCGCGCTCGGCGAGAGCGACCATGGCCTTCTGGCGGGCCTCGGTGAGGTCGGCGACGGTCGCGAGGATCTCGCGGACCTGGGAGCCGATGCCCAGCTGGTCGCCGAGGGCCTGGAGGGTGAGGGCTTCCTGGCGTTCAGCCAGGGGGTCGGCCGCCGGGGCGGCCGCGGGGGTGATAACGGGGTCCATACGGACCTCCTTCGCGGTGCCGGCCGGAGCGGCCGGTGGGTTGAGAGGTGCCTCGGGTGCAGAGGCGGAACGTCCGACGCCGACGGAGTCGTCGGCGGGGATGGCGACAAGGCTCGTTTCCATGGGCTGCCAGAGGGTGGCGCGGACGATGTCCGGGGCGCCGTTCTGGCCCTTGGTGAGCTCATAACGGAGGATCTGGTAGCCGACCGAGACCTTCGAGCGGATGCCGTCCTTCACGTCTTGGAAGATCTCCTCGGCGCGGGTGGAGCGGCCGAACCGCACGACGCCGCGGAGGATGCGGTCGGAATCGACCCGGGCCTCCTCCACCACGCCGACCTGGTCGCCCGTGTCGTGATTCACCAGCAGGGGCGCCCCAGAGAGCAGGCGGGAGAGGTCGACCTCGCCGGGGCCGTGGCCCAGGATCTCGGTCCCGAACCAGCGCTCGACCGGGGCCTCCGAGGAGATCGCGAGCTCGACGGTGCGGGCTTCTTCGTTGACGGTGGAGCGCTCGAGGACGAGCGTCCGGATCTGCGGGCCTTCGATCTTACGAGTTTCCATCAGCTGCCTCCGGGTCCGGGGTGGTGGTCGTTGCGGGGTCCGGCTTGGGCGCGGTTGCCGGCTGGCCCTTGTGGTCGCCGAGCTCGAGGCCCAGCTCCTCCGCGTAGGCCTTCTCTTCCGCCAGCTGGCGGAACGTCTCGCGCCAGTCCTGGCCGCGGGCGCCGAGCTCCTGCTGGTAGGTCGAGAGGCCGCCCTGGATCGACAGGAGCGACGCCTTCGCGTCCTTCTCGGGGTCGACCCAGTCCCAGCTCCGCGGCCACCAGACCGGGGCGTGGGCCTTCTCGAACGGCATCGCGGGGACCTTGCCGGCGAAGATCGCCAGGCGGAGCCAGTCCGCGTAGATCGGCGCGCAAACGCTCTTGATGAACCAGGCCTGGCGCTTCCGCCAGTGGTCCCGCTCGTCCAGGAGCGCGGCCCGAAGGCTGGAGAAGTTCGCCTCGGAGACGTCGCCCGTCAGGCTGTGCGCGGAGACGCCGAACCCGGCCGAGATCCCCTTGAGCAGGAACTTCGAGAATTCCGGGAAGGCTCCGTTCGGGTGCTGCAGCTGGGGGAAGACCACGTCGAGGCCGGGGTCGAGGCCGAGGAACGTGGCGATCTCCGAGCTGATCTCCTGGGCGTTCGCGATCGCGTCGGTCGTGGGAGCGTTGTCGCCCTCCCCGACGAAGAGGTCAGGATCCGCGCCCTGCTGGCTCTTGATGATGCCGATCCGGTCCGCCTCGTGATTCGCCGCGGCGAGCTCGCTCGTCCAGAGACGGCCGAGCATATTGAGTTGAACCATGCAGGGCGTCGCCCACGGGAGCCCGCGGGTCGCGCGAACACGGTCCTCCGTGTAGACGTGGAGAATCTCCTCGGCGGGGACGCGAACCAGGACCGGGTTTGCCTCCCGGTCGGAAGGGTGAGCGGTCCAGATGTGGTAGGCCACGCGCCGGCCCCAGTCGTCCAGCTCGACGCCCATGACGACCCGGTTCGTGTATCTGGAGGCGGGGATGTTGAGGCGATGATCCAGCCGGTCCGCGTCGATGATCTCGACCGCGAACCCGAAGGCGTTCGGGTAGCCGCGGACCTTGCGGATCAGGCACTCGCCATCGACCGCCACGGTCTCGCCGACCAGGTGCTGGAACTCGAGCCAGGAGAGGCGGCCGTCCGTCGTGCAGACCTTCCCCCAGTCCTCCCAGGCGGCCTCGATCTGGTCGTTGAGGTCCTCCTTCGGCTTCCCCAGGTTGCCGAGGATCTCGCTCTCGAAGGTGATGCCATCCGGCCCGACCAGGTGGGTCGAGACGAGCTCGAGGAACCGTTTCTGGTAGACGTTATTCGCGGCCAGGTCGCGGGAGTGGGCCCGCAGCTTGGCGAGGTCGCGAAGCCGGGCCCGGTGGGCCGACTCGAGGACGATCGAGAAGTCGACGAACCGCGAGAGCTGGGCCCCGGCGTAGGTGCGGGCCCTTGGCGCCCTGCCATCTGCAGCCTTGGGCTCCGCTGCCCGCTTCCAGGGTAGGAGGGTGCGGAAATTCATCGTGTGAGCCTCACGGGCCAGCGGGTGATCGGGCTCCGACCGCGCTCACGATTGACCTCGCGGCGGTAGTATTCGCGGAGCTCGAGCAGCTCCTTCCGGTTCTTGCGGACGCGGACGCCGTCGAGCTCACACTCGACCGTTGCCGTCCCGACCGCGCTCACGAGCGCCGTCTCGATCGAGGCCAGGCACTTCTCCGCGTGGGTCCGAGCATCGTGGCTCGAGGAGGGATCGGGCATGACCAGGAACGTCCCGCTCCCGGCCGAGTGCCGCTCGGTCCCCTTGGAGACGACGGCGGTCCAGCGGTAGCTCCCGGGGTCCCAGGTCGACGTCTCGGAGGCGGGGACGCTGACCAGGTGGTCGGAACCGCTCGGGCTGGTCGTGATCTCAATCGGGGTCGCGGTGGCGCCGAGCTTCGAGAGGTAGTAGGTCAGGACCCAGCCCGCGCTGGCCGGATAGTCCCCGAGCTGGGCTGTCCAGCTCGCGGTGTCTCCGGCCACAATGCGCGCGGGTTCCATCTTCCCCCCCAGCGCATAGGGTCGGCCTCAAAGGTGACCGACCCGTTCCATTCGGGATGGAACGACCGCGGCTACTTCGGCTCCCTCGCCAGGGCCTGGAACCGCGCCCGGTCCTCCTGGTCGTGGCGGAGCTCCCAGGCTTCGACCTTGTCGAGCCGGTCCTTCATCGCCTTGGCGTCGGCCTGGTAGACGCCGAGCTGGAAGCGGATGTCGAGAAGGAGGCCGATCGCCGCGACGAGGCCCAGGCCCACGAGGCCCAGCGCCCACTTAAACAACGCATCGCTCGCCCGCTTGAACTCCGTTCGCTCGGTGGTCACCTTGGCCTCCTCCCCGTGTCCCTAGAACCTGAACCCGCCTCCGATGGCGGCCTGATTGCCCATCACCACGACCTGGAACTGTGCAGGGCCCCAGGACCTCGACGCATAGGCCCCCAGCCTCCGGGTCCCCGTCGTATCCACCCCGACCAGGAGGCCCGCGGCCCAGGGCCGGTCTGGCGCCAGCCGGCGCGCAATCCTTCGCTCTGCCTCTCGCCCTTCGTCGGAAGCCTTGAGCGCGGCCGCCAGGTCGGCGGCCTGTCGATGGAGGGCGCTTGTCGCGCCCTCCTGGGCCTGGGCCAGCTGCTCCAGCGTCTCGAGTCTCGCGACAAGAGGCGGGACGCGCTGGACCTCGCGGCCCCAGCCTAAGATCGTTCGCCCGTCGGGCAGGTTCAGCCCCAGCGCTGGATCTCCTCCCAGGAGCACAGGACGGAGCCCCAGGCCCGAAAGGCCTGCGGCCACGTCTGCGGCCGAGGCGTCGGGAGCGACAGGTTCAGCGGGTGGCGGCGTGGGCCGGCTGGCGAGCTGGCCCCGGAGGCGCTCCACCTCGCGAAGACGGTCCTCGGCGAGCTCTCCGGACGCCTTCGCCGACGCCTTCGCCTGGGACTCTCTCGCCTCGGCATCGCTCACCCTCCGACGTTCCTGGGCCATGTCGACCGATTGCCGCCCAAGGTGGTAGGCCTTCCAGGAAGACCCGCCCACCACGAGCAGCGCGATCAGCGCCCAGGCGCCGAGGACGGCCACTCGGCCCCGATCCGGTCCGACCAGGCGCTCAAGCATCGGGCAGCCTCCGGTAGGAGCTCCCGTCGGGGCCCTTCATCCCGCGGAGGACCAGTCGAGCAGGGCGTTCCCCCTCCCTCTCGACCTGGAGGTGGAGCCAGGCGGCGCCCCGCGAGTCGATCTCGAAGATCAGCTTGTCGAACGGGAGGGCGCTCCGGCGCAGCACATCGAAGGCCGTCGCGAGATTCGTCCCCTCCGGATGGAAGTCCATGGCCCGGAAGTCACAGTGGGCCGAGAGCTTCTCCCCTGGCTTCGCCCCTGCCCCGCCCACGGCCGGGTTCGCGTTCAGCTCGGGCGAGCGGTAGCCAGAGCTCACGACCATCCGGACCTCGCGCCCAGCGGCCCGGCACAGGATGTCGCGGGCCTCCTCGGCGAGCTCACAGAGCCGGACCGCGTTCGCGGCCAGGCCTTCGGGCGGATCGTTCGGGATGCCGAGACGTGTCGCCGTCTCGGAGCGGGTCAGCTCCGAGAGGGAGAAGTGGGGGGATAGAACCGGCTCCATGGCCCAAGGGTCGGGCCGGGGCTCCGCCGGGTCGTTCCATTGTTTATGGAACGGTCTGCTACCATGCCCCGCCCATGCCGCCTCCGCGCCTCCTTGGGGCCCTCGGGACGCGCCGGCGGGGCGCAGGCTGCGGCTCCTCCGGGGCTGCTGGCTCCGGCTCTGGTGCATCCGGCGAGGCTTCCTTCGCCGCCCGGGCCGCGACGCTCTTCACGACCAGGGCCTCGAGATCCCGCGGCGCGAAGATGTCCAGGGCCGCCAGGCCGTAGACCAGGAGGTCGAGGCCCTCGTTCCGGGTGTCGGGTCCGTCCTTCTTCTCGTAGGCCCGGCGCCCGCCCTTCGTGACCGGCCGCTCCGAGACGACTTGCTCGAGGAGGACCTGGTCGACGTCGTTCGGGAAGTGGACGAACCCAGGGCCCGGGGTCTCGATGCCCAGCTGGGCAAAGATCGTGTCCTTCGCCGTGACCGTGTCGACCAGGCGGAGGGCGCCCTTCTTCGATGACCGGCGGACCATCGTCCGCTGGGGCGTGGTCGCGCCCTTGACCGGGTGGACCAGGCCTCGAAGCCTGGGCCGCTTGCAGAAGGCGTAGGCCTGGCGGGTGTAGTGCCCGCCGATGTCGATCGCCGCGGCGCGGACCCGCTGGCCTCCATGGTCCTGCAGGAGGAGCGTCTCCAGCCGGTCCCAGGGCTCCGGGAGGGCCAGGTTCCCGGGGATCATTTCGTGGCGGACCATCCAGGTCTCTTGCCCGATGCCGACGCCGAGTAGCATCACCTCGAGGCGCTGGGGCGACGTCTGGACGTCGACCGAGGCAACCAGGACGCCGACTCCCTCCGGGACCTCTCTGGAGCTGTAGGCCTCCTCCCGGGCCCTCTTGAGCAGGCCCTCGACCTGGATCTCGTCGCCCTCCCTCGGGTCCCACCACTCGCCGAGCTGGGTGTTGACCCAGACCTGGAGGGCCTGGCGGCCCTTGCGCTTCGCCCGTAGGAACTTCGAGACGAGGCTCGCCATGCTCCGGACCTGGAGCCCGTGAACCTGGAACCCGGCGTGATCGAGAACCCAGGGGCGCGTAGCCGTCCATCCCAGGCCCTGCTCCTCGGCCTGGTTGATCGCGCGGCGGAGGTCGGTCTCGGTAATCTCGCAGCCGCCGCCCTTGCAGCTGTAGACCGGCGCGGGGAGATCCTTGTAGAGGACCTGGTGGAAGTCGCAGACCTGGACGTGACCACAGTGGGGGCAGGCCCAGCGCCAGAGCCGCCAGTCGCTCTCCTTGAGTGCGGCCTCGATGCGGCTGCGGCCGCGAACCCCAGGCGTCGAGGTCTTGTAGATCAGGCGCCGCCCCTCGAAGTCTGCGGTCCGGGCCTCGGCCAGGTCCTCGAAGTCGCCCTCCTCGCCAGCGCTCTCTCCCATCGGGATTCGGTCGACCTCGTCGAGGAAGAGCTTCCGGATGGGCTGGGAGGCCAGGCCCGCCGGCGCGTTCGCGCCCACGCAGACCAGGACGCCGCCCGGGAAGGTCTTCTCCGTGAGGGTGTTCGACGAGCTCCGCCCCTCGCCCACGAGCGCGGAGAGCTCGGGCGTGTCGCGGACCATCGGGGAGAACCGGGTCTTCGACCACTTCTCGACCGCGAGGATCGTCGGGTTCACGACCATCATCGGGCAGGGGTCGAGGTGGATCCCGTGGCCGGTGATGTTGTTGAGGATCTGCGTCTTCCCGAACTGAGAGGGCCCGGCCACGGTGACGAACTGGATCCGAGGCATCGAACAGGCGTCCATGATGCCGCGCTGGTAGGGGCGGTCGTCGCAGGAGAACCGCCCCGGGGCCGCAGAGTCCTCCGCCGAGAGGATGCGGTAGGTCTCCGCCCACTGGGTCACGGTCATGTCCGGAGGGGGGACGAGGATCTGAGCGGCCTCGGCGACCGCGAGCTCGGGGGAGGCCAGGGCGTAGCTCACGAGGCGGAACCTCCGAAGGCCCAGGGGCCGGTCTGGCTCACGATCCGAGGCGCCTCCTCCCCGCACTCGCAGACGGTCGAGTCCGGGGCGTCGAAACCCTGGACGAGCTCGACGACCTGGTTGCACTTCGGGCAGCGGTATTCGTAGATCGGGGGCATGGAGCGGCTCCTGGGAGGGTCAGCGGATGGACAAGATCAGTTGACGGTTTGAAGGGCCGTAAGAACCCCTCGCAGTTCTCCTGCAAAGCGGTTTTCGGTCCAGTCGGAATTGCCGAGCGTTCCCTTGTCGAGTTCGTTGAACAGCAACTCGATGTTGGTTTCCTCGGGGGTCCACTGACCCTCTAGGCCATAGCAAGAACAGTGGCCACCATCGACACGCCAGAGCTTGCCATCGCGCCGGAACAGAACGAAGGCATCGCCGGAATAGTTCTCGTAGTTGTAGCTGGCCAGCAGGACTTCGATGCCCTGCCATTTCGGATCTTCCAGCGCGGCCTTCATCTTGGCCTTCTTCTCCAGCCAGTAGGCCACATTGGCGTAGGGCGCTTCTTCGGCCTCGTATTCGGCCTTGGTCAGATGGATGTCCTCGAAGTCACCAACCATGTCGATGAATCCGCCATCCTTCCAGTCGTTCAGATAGATCGGTTCGATGCTCATAGGTTCCTCGTTCTGGACAAAAGCTAGTTGGATTCGATGGCGTGGGATTGGTGGACGCCCTGGAGTTTCCCG